TAATACAACAAGAAATTATGTTGTCTATCAAAAGTTGTAAACAAGATCTGTCCAACCCTTGGCCAGAACTAGTATCTAGTACATTTAATTTTGCAGGCAATAATGATTTCATAAATCAGTATAACCTTAATTATTTTAAAGAACAAGTATTAACACATTGTAATGAATACTTAAAACAAATATCTGCAAAACCCAACAAGTTTGTATTTGGCGCTAGTTGGTTAAATGTGTTACCGCCAAACGGATTCCAGTACGCACATCATCATCCAGATTCAGTAATTAGCGGAGTTTATTACTATCAAAGTATAGTTAATGACAGCAATATTGTATTTGAAAATCCTAACCCAGTTGTTGATTTTATAGATCCTACAGAGCAAATTTGGCCCAATCAATTTAGTGCAGAAGCTATTACAGGTAAATTATTACTATTTCCTTCTTGGCTTAAACATCGAGTAACTATGAATCAAACACAATTTGATAGAATAGCAGTAGCATTTAATTTAAATATATCTCAATGAAAAAAATACTAAACTACGCTAACACCTGTGTATATGATGATTTCATAACAGAACACGAATTTAATGAGTTAAATTCATGGTTTAATCGTTTACCTTTTGTTTTTAAACAAACACAAGGTGAATGGAATAAATCGTGGAGTACTACAGATGGTAATATTTTAATAAGTAAACAGATAAATTTACCATCAACTTGCATTATAGATGTAACCTCCGATGACCAACCCCTAATGCCGTGGTTGAAATCTCTACATTCTGCTCTTAATAACAGTTTTCTTGATATGAGCCAAGTGGACTCAATAGCACTAACACCCTATGTTTGGCCTCCAGGAGTGGGACTAAGTTGGCACAACGATAGTAAATATGTTGGCGCATTTACTTACTATGTCCACAAAAAATGGGAATCTAATTGGAGTGGGGAGTTTTTAACTGTAGAAGCTGATCAGTTTATAGATAGGCCAAAAGATTTAAAATGGCAAGTGTTTAATAATGATGAGCTTGACAAACTAATAGTAGATCACGGAATTGGCAATTTTATTATTCCAAAGCCAAATAGGCTAGTAATAAACCGAGCAGGGGAAAACGGTATACTACACAAGGTAAACAAGTCCACAGCTCAAGCCAAGGACCGATTAACTTTACAAGGATTTTTATTAAAACATGGATAATTTTGAAGTTTTTATTATAACATATACTGAATCAAACGGGGATTCAAATTATAGATTTTTACGTAGACATTACAATAGGACACTAAGAGTAGACAACGTTAAAGGTATTGCACAAGCATATAAAAAAGTCTTAGAAGAAACCACTGCTGACTATGTGTACATTGTTGAAGGTGATCACAATGTAAAGGAAGAGTTTAGATTTAAAAATATTGAGGATGACACAGTACATGTTTGGCAATCTGTCAATAGATGTAATCAAATGATAACACACTCTAGTGGTATTAAATGTTTTCCAGTAAAACATTACAAAAATCACAATTTTAATCCAGTTGATGTTTTGTTAGATATACCAACTGGTATTACATGGGAACCTGAAATTGCATCTTACCATCAATATGATAACACTGATTTTCACACATTCAGTCATGTTGTAAAACAAAATTTAAAGTTACGTATGATGATGGATTCAAATCTTCCTCATGCCCAACATGAATATGACAAATGGCAAGAGTGGGATTTGAATGTGCCTTATAGACAACCTTTAATAAAAGATTCTTGGGCCTATGCAGAAAGTTTGGATCATAATAACTTACCAGAAAACTTTTTCAATGATTATGACGAATTAAAAAAAGCGTTTGTACAAATTGTTGTCAATCAGCCTGAAGAAAATAATGAACAAGACATTAACCCTTGGTTGGGATAGACGAGAATTAAGTGCATATGATGACCTCTTTACATTTGCAGAAAGAGATCAAATGTATGATTACGCATTAAATTTAAAATATACAGTCAACAGGCTTAACTCAGAAATACCAAGTCAAAGTGCTTTTCCAACACTAAAAGCATCAGTACCGTTTATTGATCTAATAAAATTAAATTTTCTTAAAAGAGAAATTTTAGATATTATAAAAAATTATAGACTTAGAGATGCTTATGTAAATTTGGGAACTGCAAGCGACAAATATTTTTTTCATGTGGATAGTCCGTTTGCAGAGGATTTGACTTTGTTATACTATATTAACACAGATTGGCAGGATTCATGGGAAGGCCAAACACATTTTTCAAATGAATCAGGAACGCTTGTTAATGCTCGTGTTGATTTTAAACCTGGTAGATTAGTAGTTTTTGACAGCACTATTCCACATACTTCTACCAAACCCACTGTTGATAGCGGGACGTTTAGATATTCTTTAGTTTTAAAATTAAGTAAAATCAACACTGCAAGGTATGCGAATTCAATACCCATACACGATTTTTTTATTAAAGAAATTATTATTTCAGATGAAGAACAACAGTGTATTGATTTTGTAAAAACTAAATTTGGACATGTAAATCACAGTTTATTTTCACTAGCTGATCATTTGATAGGCGTTTTTAAAGTTGCTAAATCATTAGGGCTAGATCAAGAAACTTGCCTTGGCGCTCTGTTACATTCTGCCTATAGTACCTCTCAATTCCAACATGACACTATGATAACTAGACAGGAATTAATAGAATTAGTGGGGCCAAATTGTGAAAATTTAATCTATCAGTTTTGTACACTTGATCAAAGGCTAGACACACTACTCAACAATTTTAACAATTTTGACATGGAAATTAGAATAAAATTGTTAAGAATTGAGTACTGTAATCTTATTGAACAGTACCCAAGATCAGGACGAGACTTGGAAAATATATGTAAAATACGTCATTTTTTAGACCAAAATAAACTAACTACTTTGAAATGATAAATATTGTATCAAAGGATACGATATGTCAAGAGACTACACGTTTAAGAATACCCCAAAATTTACCACTTATCCCGGAGGCGCCACCGACGGAACCGCTGTTTTAATGACATCTGCCGATGGATCCTTAGTATCACTAACCATCAATGGCTTAAATGCTCTAATAGATACTGAAGCCACAAATACATTCCCTGCTATCACAGCAGGCACAATTAATATTACAGATGGAACAATTTCTGGAACATCGGCGAGTGATTTAACTATTACCCCAACCAACGGGCAACAGCTTAGAGTTACCAGTAAAGCAAGAATTGACAATGACCTCATTGTTTATGGTGCTGTTTTAACCCCTAATCAACCGCCACTTGGAACACAATACATATTTCAGCCCATTATTCAAGATGCAGATTGTGGAACATTAAGTACAGCTGGTACAGACGCATTTGGCGTATTTTTAAGTTACAATTACATTACTGATATGAACTATGCAGGGCCTTTGACCGTAACAGATTTGGGTGTATTGACTTAAAGATAAACATAAATACATATAATAGCTTAGGAAGACAAAATGCCATTACAGCTTCAATTTAGACGCGGAACAAACGCACAAAACAATGCATTTACGGGTGCAGTTGGTGAATTATCAGTAGATACTGACAATAAAACCATACGTGTCCATGATGGCTCAACTCCAGGCGGCGTGACTATAGTTAACGTCAACTCTAGTCAAACACTAACAAATAAAACACTTACTGCTCCAGTTATCAGCACTATATCAAATAATAGCAGTACGTTAACATTGCCAACAACTACTGATACATTGGTTGGCAGAAACACTACAGATACTTTAACTAACAAAACACTAACAAGTCCAGTTATTTCAACAATCACCAATGGCGTTGCAACAATTACAATACCAACAACAACTGACACACTAGTTGGTAGAAATACACAAGATACATTAACAAATAAAACATTAACTGGTCCATCAATTACTGGTGGAAGTTACAAATATAATATTGGCGGACAAAATATAGCAGCCAACAGAAACGTGTTGTTTCCAGTTTTGTTAGGTGATGATACTTTTGCAATGGTAAATCATACACAAACATTTACAAATAAAACTTTAACAACACCTTATGTTACAGATCCTACTATTAGTGGTGTAGTAAATGGCAACGTTACATTCCAAGGTAATATTCAGTTAGCATTTACACCACAAGTGGGATATGACATAACAAATAAAACATACGTTGACACAAAAGCGTTGACAATTGCCATTGGTGTGGCAGCGGCATTGGCATAAAATAAGAGGAACAATTACAAATGGCAAAGAGTCAATTAAGAACATACGTGTTCAGTCCAGGAATAGCTGGAGTTGGTAATATCAAGTTAATGGGGAAATATGATCTAAGTCAATTCTTAGTTATAACCAACACAACAAAAAATCAAATTTTATACAATTTTGCAGATGCAACATTTACAGGAACTACTGTAACATTTTCAAGAACTTCTGATAGTAATTTTCCTCGAGCATTGGACGGTTCAGATGGTATAACAACTTTAACATTTGTACAAACAACTGTTGGTATGAGTAGTACTGATCAAATTCAGATCTTATATGAGAATCCAGTAAGCCCTGTACGTTTTGTAGAAGCACAAGTTGATGCATGGGAGCGTATTCGTGTTTCCGCACCAAAGTCCATGCTTGACGCTGACTTTGAATATGGATTACAGCCAACTAAGTGGCAAACAATTAGCACAATGCGTAACTATCCATCTGTATATGAAATTCCAGGTACAGATACATCAGTTACATCAGTTGTAACTGATGGTTCAAGTGGAACTGGTAACGTTGGTGCAAGTTTGATTACTGTAACCACACAAGCCGCTCACAATTTTACAGTGGGTACTCCAGTTACAATTCGCGGTTATTTGAATACTATTACAGGCTTTAGTCGTGCTGAAGGTACATTTATTATTAACTCAGTACCAGCAAGCCCACAAGATGCTAACGGATATCCAACTACATTTACCTACTATGCTACAGCACAAGTTGGTACAAACGGACAAACATTGTCAACAATCTACACACAATTACGTAAAGGCGCATTTTACACTGGTGCATCGATTGGATCACCATTCTTTACAACATATGGTGGTGGTGTAAGTAATACAGCTACCGTGCTAGTGGCATTTAGTAGCGCACACGGTCTAGTTCCAGGTGACACTATTAACGTTGTAATTGGTAGTGGTGGAGCTAACCATGCTTTAGCACAAGGCCCATTCTTTGTAGAATCAACTCCTACATTTAATACATTTACATACACAACTAGAGCCAATGGTGCTTTAGGAACAGTATCAGGTGTAACACCGTCAGCTATTAACGGCGCAGGCGTAATAACCGTTCCAAGCTCAACATTTACTACAAACCAACCAATTTATATCAGTGGTACTAATACTGGAACAGGCTCTATTGGTAGCTATGTCAGCGGATCTGTTTATTATATTCAAACAGGTGCCACTGGTACAACATTTACACTATTAAGCACTCCTAGCGGATCAGTTATTACATCTACAAACGGTACACTAGTAGGACTTACAGCCACAGCTTCATCACTTACTGGTACTGTGTATTCAAGACCAGATACGTTCTATACACATAGACCATTTGACGGCGGTGTGCAATTAGGTACAGGCGGACCAACACACGGTGCGCAGGCAGTTCGCCAAAGTAAAAAATATATTCGTTATCAGTCAGGTAAAGCCATTAACTATAACACAGGTGCGTTGTTTGCACCAAACTTTGACATTAGATCAATGACTGCAAGTGGAACTATTGCTGGATCTACTGTAACAATAGCAACAGACGATCAAGATCACGGTTGTCAAGTAGGTGCTACTATTGTTATTAGTGGCGCACAATACCCAACAACTGGCTACAATGGTACATACGTAGTAACTAGTATTATTGACGAACGTACATTAACATATACTGCACTATCAGCATTAGGTGCAACCACAGCAGTAATTGGCTCCCCATGTATATTATCTGTTAAAAGCTGGTACGGTGCAGTTGTACGTGCAGGAACATATGATGATCAAAACGGTTTGTTTTGGCAGTATGACGGACTACAAGTATCCGTTGGTCGTAGAAGCTCAACATTCCAGCTTGCAGGAACTATATCAATAAACACTGACTCAAATCTTGTTACAGGTTCTAGTACAAGATTTTTAGCACAATTGGCTGCAGGAGACAGAATTGTAATTCGTGGTATGACTCATGTAGTATCAAGTATTACAGATGATTTAACAATGACTGTAACACCAGACTATAGAGGTGCTGTTAACGTTACTGGTGTTAAAGCTATGAAAACAGTGGATACTCTTATTCCACAAAGTCAATTTAACATGGACAAGTTAGATGGATCTGCAGGACCATTTAACCCAAGTGGATACTTGATTGATCCTACAAAAATGAACATGATTGGTATCCAATGGACTTGGTACGGTGCTGGATTTATTGACTTCATGCTACGTGGCCCAACTGGTAATTATATTACAGCACATCGTTTACGTAGTAATAACTTAAACAATGAGGCTTATATGCGTTCAGGTAACCAACCTGTTCGTTACGAAGTTATTAACGAAACTACAAGAAGTTACTTGACAACTGCTATGACAAATAGTGATACAACTATGACAGTAGCAGATACTACATTCTTGCCTAGTGCTGGAACAATTTATGTAGATAACGAGTTGATTTCTTACACTAGTAAAACATCAACAACATTACTAGGTCTAACACGTAATACAACATTTAGCTGTTTTAATAAAGGGTCAAACAGAACTTTCTCAGCTGGTATTGCTACTAGCCACGTATCAGGCGCAGGTGTTATACTAGTTAACCAAACAGCAACACCAATTATTAGTCACTGGGGTAGTGCGTTTATTCAAGACGGTGGATTTGATGAAGATCGAGGCTACATTTTTAACTATCAAGCTACTAACATTAACATTAGTACACGTAAAACAACCGCGTTTGCTATTCGTTTAGCACCAAGTGTGAGTAACGCTATTGTTGGTGACTTAGGTGTGCGTGAACTTATTAATAGAGCGCAATTATTATTATCAGGTATTGAGATTACTGCTGGTGGTACAACTAACACAAACAGTGCGATTGTTATTGAAGGTGTATTAAATCCTCAAAACTATCCAACTAACGTGGGTAATATTTCATGGAGCGGTTTGAACAATGCATTATACGGTGGACAACCAAGTTTTGCACAGATTGCCACAGGTACAAGTGTTACATTTGATGGTTCCGCAACAAATACTACAGCTACACCAATTGCGTTGTTCCAAAATGCAACAACTGGTACTACTACAGTTATACCAGTAGCAAGTACTACTAATTTACAAGTTAACGATGACGTGTTTGTTCCAACAATTACCAATGCTATTCAAGGTAACACCAAAATTAGTGCAATTAACGCTAGAACACTAACGTTTACTACATCAGTAGCAACAGGTACTACAGCATCGGCCTCTGCCGGTACTATTGTTGGTACCACGTTTACAGCAGGTGGTAACATCACCAACACATTCTTTATTGGTATGGTGCTGACTGGTTCTGGTGTAAGCGCAGGCACATATATTACTGGTTTACTATCTGGTAACGGTACTACTAGCGGTAGCACTTGGAGTGTTAGCTTGTCACAAGCAGTAAACGCAACGGCCATTACTGGTACACCATTTACACTAACAGCAGGCGCTCCAACAGGCGGTGCTATTGCTCCAGGAACATTGTTAACTGGTGGTTCAGTAACAGCAGGCACATATATCATTGCTTATGGTAACGGTACAGGCGGTGCAGGTACATACTACTTGAATCAAACTTATACTGGCACGCCAACTGGTGGTAGTGTAAATGCTATCACAGTTACTAACCCAATTGCCACAGTAATTACTACTGGTATTTCAATACAGTTCTCACGTAACACTTATGCTGTACCTGGAGAAACTATTTTCTCATTCGTATCCAGCCCAAGCAACAAGGACGGTTTGGATCTAAGTGCATTGAAAGAATTGACCAATACACCAATTGGTGGACGTGGTACATTCCCAAATGGTCCAGACGTGTTAATGATTAACGTTTACCTAACACAAGGTACTCCAGTTAACAGTAACTTGGTTCTACGTTGGGGTGAAGCACAAGCATAAGCAATTATGCCCACAAAAAAGCCGCTGTATGCGGCTTTTTTAATCTTTAAATGAACCTTATAAGTTCAAATATAGTTTCTAATTTGTTTCTAATGGTTCTATTACCAAAGCTAGTTTTAAGTCCTTGGTGTAAGGGTTTAGGTGCATTATCAATACTACACCAAGCATAACCTACGTGTTCGTCACTGAGTTTAGGCAAAAACTCATCTTCAACAACACACAAGTAGGTGTGAAAATTAAACACACTATCATTACTAACAAAAGTTTCTAATGGCACTGTTTTGATAATAGTTGGCATCACATTAAGTTCTTCTTGAACTTCACGTTGAAGACCCTGCCAAGCAGTTTCCCCTTCGTTATTGGTGCCGCCTACAAGACCCCAATTGCCTTTGTGTTTACCCTGTGCTTTTTGTAGGAATAAAATTCTGCCTGTAGATTTTGCGTAAAATATTGCGCCACTACAAACAATTTTATCTTTTAAAGTTCTAGTCTCCATGTACCTCTTCTATACTCGCCTTCAAAGCTCTTATTCCATTGTACACCGTTCCACTTGTACTGGATATTAGTATATATGTTTGTGAGGTACACTATAGCGTCCGTTGTGGCTTGGGCATTGAATACAATACTCCATGTATTGCCGTCCCACTCAATAATATCATTTGTGTTGGCAATAAAATCTGACCCATCGTTGTTTTTCCAAGCATCTGGACCATCTTGATTCAAATACAATTCATAAGTAACACGTTGCCCAAAATCAAGTGTGTTGTTCAGTATAATAACCATCATACCTTTGTCGTTTCTAGTACTAAACGCTACTTCAACACCATCAACAAAAACTTTAGTGTCGTTAACTTTGTCAAACTCTGTATTGGTATCAAGTCTATTACTTCTAATATTGGCAATGAGTGTTTCTCTTACCCCGCCGCCAATGCTACCAACTATTAAGTAGCGGGTTCCTACTACTGGATCTAATCCAGAACCTGGACCTTTTGTTTCTGGATCAACAATAGCATCAAACGTGCCTGGACTATTTGGTCTATTGTCACTGTCAATATTTGTATTACTTGAGAAAGTATCTGGATCCCAATTAACTGTTAACGCATTTTCATTTAAAGGATTTAGCGCACAAGTACCGCTTACTTCGGTACCGTCACCTTGTTCTAAAAACATTCTACTAACACCTGGTCTAAATTGTCCAGGATATTGGTCTAACATTTTACGCCAATTAACTTCGTCACCCATCTTGTAAGTAACATCCACAGCGTTTTGTGTTTTGTGTACATTCTCTGCACTGTCTAAAATGTATGCTTGACCACCTTCAACAAACACACCAAAGTTATCAATGCTAGCTCTAACTTGTCCCATTACATCTTGTAAGTTAGGATTTGCTTCAATGTAATCAACACCTAATCCGTCAATGTAACCATTATAGCCAGTTTCAATACCTTTGTAAATGCCCATGATAATATTAGTAATAACACCAAGTGTTTTAACTTTAGCAGGCGGACTAATCCATATGGGCATGTCAAAACTTAATGTAGCAACGTCAATGTTACTGTCAGTTCCTACTGGAATTTGACGATTACTAAATGTTACATCACCTAAATTAACTACACTTAAACTGGTCCAATCCAAGTAATTGTCTGTAGTTTGTATTTCTAAACTTGGGTTAAACAACATTAAAATTTGTTCTAATATTTGTAGCTTTTGCTCAGTGCTTGAACTCCAAATGTCCGCTTTCATTGTTAACTTGTAGGGTGTTGGCATTAATCGTTCAACTGTATAATTTTTACCTTGACTGCTAGTATAAGCCTCGCCATCAATATCACGTTCTCTAATGTGTACCTTACCTACGTGTGTAGCGTCTGCTAAACGTTCGCGGTCTAAATCTAAATCAGTAACATAAACAGCAATACGCGGTGTACTGTTAATTTTATTTTCACTGTTTTGTTTTAATATGTTAGCAACCTGTCTATCGCTATCACCATACATTACAGGTACACGAACTAGTGTTCCATCACCGTATTTCACAACAAAATTGCTTAATAAACGTGTTACTTGTAAAATATATCGGCGTATTTGCCCGTCATAAAAGAACTGCATATTATAAATCCGCCTTTGGTTTCAATGCTTTGCTTAATGCTTGACGCTCTTCAACTTGTTCACCTGCAATGCTATTAACTGTAGTATTGTTAATAAAATCAGTCTTATAAGTTTTACGAGTATCAGTATTGGTCATATTCATACGTACGGCATCTTCAGTTTTAACCCAACGTGTACCATCAAATCTAAACAATCTATTAGGCGCAAAGTCTGTGCGTAAAAAATAGTCATTTAAGTGTGCGCTAACTGGAAATTGTATTCCGTGCCCAAACACATAACCATTTGTAGGGAATCCATCACCTAGCAAATAGCCCACATATCCACTGCGTTGAGCTCGTCCATGTATAGAGCTAGCATCTTCAGCATTGCCCATTTGACTAGCGTCAACTTCCATTTGATCAACAGTTTCTAATACAGGTTTGCCGTTAGTTGGATCCACAGCCAATGAATAAAACTGTCTTGTTTCATAGCCACTCTTAGGAGCGTCTGCTTCTGCTTGGGCAATCATACTATCATTAACTTGATTAGCAATAGCATTGGTACTTAGAATATCTCTCAGTGTTTGTTGGCCTGGATCACCATTTGAATCAGTTACTTGTTGATTTAGTAAATCAGCAAACTGTTGGCTATCAACAATCTTTTTAAGTTTAACTCTATATAAATGTGGATACCAAGTTATACTAAATCCTTCACTGGCTCTGCTGACATCTTCAATGACAAAGTAACGTGGTAGTGCATAGTTATAATCATTTAATGCAAATTCGTCTTTTAAATGCGGCACTTCAAAAACGTCACCACTTAATGGTTTGCGCCCTACAGTTTTAATCCAGTCATTAATATGTACTGTCATAAAAATTGTATCATTGTCAATAAACAGGCCAAATTGGCTTAGATTAAAATCTAAATTTTGTACATTGTAAATTCCACGAACTCGATAAATGCTAGGATCGTATTTTCTATCCCTATTTTCAAGCAATAACAAATCTTGAATATTTGTTTCTTTTAATACATCATAATGGGGTTGATCAGCAGTGGCGTTTTCCTCGCTGGTGTTAACCCCTATGTATTTGTGGAGGTACAAATCAGTACCGCCAATCTGGAACATTTCCGAGATTTGACGATCTATGAATCTGTAGTCCCCGCCCTTTTCTGGTTTATATAATGATAATCGTGGCATACTGATATTTATCGTAAGATAAATATGTGTGGAGAACATATATGTCTGACCCAACTACATACTTACAAGAACGTGAAAAAGTCTATGATTACTGCCGTACTATGCTTGGCGATGGCATGGTTGACGTTGAATTAGACCCTAAACACTATGAAACAGCACTGAATCGTGCTTTGTCTAGATATCGTCAACGCAGTTCTGGAGCAGTTGAAGAAGCATACTATTTCTTAGAACTTATTGCTGATAAAAACGATTACAGACTCCCAGACGAAATAATTCAAGTACAAAGTATTTTCCGTAGAACAATTGGCAGTAGAACAGCTGGCGGTAGTGGCGGAACTCAATTTGAGCCATTCAACTTGGCCTATACTAATACATACTTGTTAAACAGTACAATGCTTGGTGGTATTGCCACTTACGATATGTTTGCTCAATATCAAGAAATGGTAGGACGTATGTTTGGTGCTTACATTGAATTTCAATGGAGTCCAACAACACATATTTTAAGAATTTTACAACGCCCATTTAGTGATGGGGAGCAGATTTTAATTCGTGGTTATAATTACAGACCAGACTATATTTTGTTAACTGACTTGTATGCCGCACAATGGCTTAAAGATTATACACTGGCTAACTGCAAGATTATGCTTGGTGAAGCACGTGGTAAGTTTAGCCAAATTGCTGGACCAGGCGGTGCAGGCGGATTAAATGGTGCAGACTTAAAATCAGCAGGTAAAGAAGAACTAGCCGCGTTAGACAAAGAATTGGAAACATATATCCCAGGCGGTACTGGATATACATTAGTAATTGGATAACAAATGAAAGTATACGATATAATTTGCGAAGGTGGCGGAACTAAGCCAATTCATAAACACCACAAAGCCGCAATTAAAAATGCAACTACTTTCCCTGCAATGAATCAAAGTACAGGTAGTGCATATATGGGCTATAGAATGGGCATTGCATTAGCTGGTGCACCTGATTATCCTACTAAACAAGAAGCAGATAATTGGATTGGCGGAGACCCGTTATTATCGCCTTACACTGACGAAGAAAACGA